TCGTTGCCGGTCATGTGCGCGTCAACTGCGCGGGCCAAGAATGCGTCGAATTTGCTCATAGGGTCGCCTCGCCGTAACCGTAGCCGGAATCGTAGCCGAAACCGTAACCGTAACCGAAACCGAAACCGGAACCGTAACCGCAACCGGAACCGTAACCGTAACCGAAACCGAAACCGGAACCGTAACCGCAACCGAAACCGAAACCGAAACCGTCACCGTCACCGTCACCGTCACCGTCACCGGAACCGTCACCGTAACCGGAACCGCAACCGGAACCGTCACCGTAACCGGAACCGGAGCAAAAAGCCGCCCCGGCAAGCTCGCCGCTAATCAGGGCGGCCACGGTTAGCGCCCCTGAACCCGCGCAGCCGTCCAGGCGGCGGCGGCCTGCGGAGTGACCCCGAGGACAGCGGTCACGCCTTCAAGCGTGATACTCGGCGCAGTGGCTGAAATCTTGCTCTGAGTGTCCGGGCCAACGTCAGCAAGGCCGAACACGCCGCCGACAGCCGAAGACCAATACAGACACATGCGCGCATTGGTCAGGACGACAGGTCGGGCGTTGGGCTTGTTCGTGTAGCCGAACACGACGCCGCGCTTGTCAGTGCAAACGACGACCGGAATCACCTCTGCCGTCTCGGGGGCCGTCTTCTTGGCCTGGGTCTTGGTATTGCGAGTGGTCACTGCTGCCTCCGTGCCGAGTCCGTCTCGGCGTGTTGCTAGTAAACCGCAGTAGCCCGAGTCCGTCAACACCATTTGCTCTCCAATAGTGAAACGCAGCGTTTTATTTTCGCAACAAATGCGGGCTTGACGGATCGCCCCCGTAAAGTTACGGTGACTGCATGAAAACACTGTCGATTCACTTCAAAACCGCCGCCGACCTAGCCCGCGCCGCAGGCGTGTCCCGCGAGGCTGCGCGCCATTGGGTCAGCGGCAAGACTCAGCCCACGCCTGAGCATGTTGCGGCAATCGACCGCGCAACGGCTGGCGGCGTTTCTGCCGAATCGCTGCGCCCAGACCTAAAATGGCGGCGAGACAAGCGCGGGCGCCTCGTTAGCTACACCGTCACCCTCTGAGTTCAAGCCGCAAAAGGAAACCGCCATGCCGTGCCCGACCGGAAAAGCGCAGTACGCCACCAGCACCGCTGCCGCTCGCGTGATGCAGAAGATGGACAAACGCCACGCAGGCCAGAAGTCGGCCCAGTGGCATCGCGGCGCGTCGATGGTCTACCGCTGCACCGTCTGCCACGCCTTTCACATTGGGCACGGCACGGCGACTGTGAAGAACAAGCGCCCGCGCTACACCCCTGAACTGGATTGGAGCTTCGCATGAGCAAGAAGCCGTTTATCGCGGACAAGGTTCGCGTGCGAAACAGTGAAATCGCCCCCGGCGCAATCGTCATTGAAGTGCGCGAGGCCCGCACCGCCGCGCCGTCGATGGCAATGCTTCACCCTGATGAGGCCATCCGCATCATCGCCGCGCTTTCGTCTGCCCTATCGCCGTCCAAGAGGTCGGCGGGCTAATGGCCAGGATTCGCACCATCAAGCCTGAGTTCCCGCAGAGCGAAAGCATGGGCCGCGTGTCCCGCGATGCCCGCCTGCTGTTCGTGATGCTCTGGCCCATTTGCGACGACCACGGGAGGACTCGCGCGGCCTCGCGAATGCTCGCGAGCCTTCTTTTCCCCTATGACGACGACGCCCCGAAGCTCATCGACGGCTGGTTGGCCGAGCTGGAGCGCGAAGGCTGCATCCGTCGTTACGTCGTGGACGGCTCAACCTTCCTTGAAGTCTGTAACTGGTTGAATCATCAGAAGATTGATAAGCCGAGCAAGCCTCAATTCCCCGGATTCGATGAAGGCTACCCGAGCCCTCGCGAGGATTCGCGAATGTTCGTGGCTGGAAAGGAAGGGAAGGGAAAGGATCAAGAGCAGGAGCTACCGTTCGCTTCGCTCACTCCCTCGCCGGCTGACGCCGACGAGACACCCCCCCCGAAGTCTGACCCGGTTGTCGAAACCGTCCTCGACGCCTACCACCGCAACCTTCCGAACTGCCAAGCGGTTCTGACGCTGACCCCGAAGCGCCGCCGCCTGATTCTCGGGGCGAACAAAAACGCAAGGGCGCTGATTTCACACCGCCAACTTGGCGTGACGCTGGCGCAATTTTGGGACGGCTACTTTGCCGAGTGCGCCGACGACCCGTGGCTCAGTGGCAACCGCCCGAACCCGCAGAACCCGTCGTGGAAGCAGAACATCGAAGTTCTGCTGCGCGACGAGCATTTCGGCAAGGTCATGGACAAGGCCCTCGCCCGTGACCTTGGGGTGGCCGCATGAACGTCCTTCCGCACAACATCGACGCGGAACGCGCCGTCCTCGGTGGCCTGATGCTGGACGCCAGCCGCATTCACGACGTTTCGGATTGGCTGACCTCCGGTGACTTCTACCGCCGCGATCACGCGCTGATTTTCCAGGCGATCACCGAGCAGGCCGCGAAGGGTCAGCCGGTTGACCCGGTGACGCTGGCGGATTGGTTCGCGGGCGTGGAGCTTGGGCAGCACGTTGGCGGGCTGGCGTACCTCGTTGACCTCGCGCAGACCACGCCGAGCGCCGCGAACGTCACGGCCTACGCGGAAATCGTGGTCGAGAAAGCCCGTCTGCGCCGACTCGCTGAAGCTGGCACGCGGATCGCGGAACAGGCCTTGTCTGCCAGCGCCCGCCCGTCTGCTGACGTTGCCGCCGAGGCGGAAGCGATCATTCGCGAAATGGCCCCGGCCACCGTTGGCGGGCTGGTGTCGGGCAAGGCTGCGATTCAGGCCGCATACGCGGCGTTTGCAGACCGTTACGAGGGCAATGCCGACCTTGGCCTAGCGTGGCCGTGGGAAGGGCTTACGCGGGCTTGTAGGCTGGTTCCCGGCGAAGTGACGTTGCTCGCTGCGCGCCCGAGTGTCGGCAAGTCGGCGCTGGCGTTTCAGGTGGCCTTGCATCACTTCCTGTGGAAACTCCGCACGGCGGTGTTCTCGCTGGAAATGCCGGGGTCTTCCGTTATCAATCGAATGCTTGCCGCACATTCGGGCGTTGACTACGGCTGGATTCGCCAGCCGCAAGACCAGGACGAAAGCAACACCGCCCGCGTAGGCGCTGCGATGCGCGAGCTTGCCGCCTGCGAGCAATACCTCCGCATTGACGACACGGCGGGCCTGATGGCTCCGCAGATCGTCGCCCGCTGCCGCCGCGACCACCTTCGCAACTCGCTTGGCCTCGTCATCATCGACCACCTTCACGAACTGCGCCTTTCCGGAAAGCAGGGCGAAGTGATCGAGCGCCCCGAAGCCCTGCGCGAGTTCAAGCGCATGGCGAAGGAGCTAAAGGTTCCGGTGCTGTGCCTCGCGCAGTTGTCCCGCGCTGGCGCTACGGGCGCAGCCCCGACGCTGACCGACCTTCGCGGCTCTGGCGGCATTGAGGAAGTGGCCGACACGGTGCTGCTGCTGCACCGCCCCGACTACTACGACCCCGCCGACCGCCCCGGATTGATCGAAGTCCATGTGGCAAAGGCCCGCGACGGTGAGCGCGGCGTCGTGGTGAATCTCCAAAACGACTATCGCCGGATGCGCGCCCTTGATTGGGTTGGATCGCTCCCGGCCCCGCAGATCAAAGCGGCCCCGCGCTGGGGCAAAAAGGACGCCGCGTGAAGCACATCGGAAAGGCAATGGCCGAGGCTATCGGAAGCATCCCGAGCGCCCCGAAGAGCGTGAAGGATATGGCCCGCCTGTCGCGCATCGCGGGCGAGGCTTACGAAATCGCCACGTATCACCCGGTTAGCGACTGGCGCGAAAAGATCGCGGACGCGCCCGCCGACATTCGGGAAGAGGTGCGCGAATACCTCGCGGATATGTACCGATCGCGCCAGCGTGACGCCGCACTCAAGGCCCGCGTGGATTCCGGCGTGGACGTTGTGATTGAGATTCGCGACAGCGGGAAGGCTGCATGACCCGCGTTTGCCGCACTCCGGCGCAAGTCCGCGCCGCTTGCGCCCAGGCCGAAGCCTTCGTTAACCAAGGCCATGCCGTCGCGCTGTCCTGCCGAAAGCTGGACACCCGCACGCTTGAGCAGAACGCCCGACTTAACGCCATGTGTCAGGACGTATCCCGCGCCGTTGTGTGGCACGGCCAGCGGCTCAGCAAAGACGACTGGCGGCACATGTTCGTTGCGTCCTACCGCAAGGGGCAGCGCGCCGTGCCGGGGATCGACGGCGGATTCGTGGTTTTGGGCGCGTCGTCGCGTGACCTGAGCGTGTCCGAGTGTTCGGACGTTATGGAAATCATCGCCGCGTTTGGCGCGGAGCGTGACGTTAAGTGGAGTGAACCGCGATGAAGTTTTATGAACTCAGAAAAGGGCAGGCGTTCCGCTTTGCCGAGCAGAAAGACGACCCCTCCGCGCTTGTGCTGTCCGCTGGCGTTGACGGCGCATATGGTCGATTCGTTTCTAGCTATTCCGACTGGCGCGACCCGGAGGAATGGCTTTACTGCAAGCCGCTTGACGAGGTTGTGCCGGAATGAAGCACAGCACCGGAAAGCCGACCAAGGCCGAACAAGCCCGATTCGACGCGATGAAAGAGAAAGGCGTTTGCATCGCCTGCATGTTGCGCGGCACTCAACCGGAGTACGCGCAGCACATCGAGATTCACCACCTACTCAGCGGGAACAGGCGCATCGGCCACATGGCGACTGTATCTCTCTGCCAGTGGCATCACCGAGGCATCCCGCCCTTCGGATGGGGCGACGCGGAATCCCTCGACTACCTAGGCCCGTCGCTGGCGAAGGGCTCAAAGCCATTTCGCGCAGCGTTCGGCACAGACGCAGAACTCCTAACCATCCAGAACGAACTCCTAAGCAAATGAACGAAAATCGCAGCGAAGGACAAATCATCGGCGCGAAACTTCGAAAGCGCGCCAAGCTGATGCACGAACACGGCGCGAGCCGCGACCTTATCGCCGTCATTCTCGAAGCCGCCGACCGCCTCGCGCGCCTTGGCCGAGAAAACGAATTGTTGAAGCGAAAAATTGAGGATCGCGGGTTGTTTGGCCCGTTGTCTGGCGTGGCTATCGGCCTCGCCCCGTACTGCAAGCATCACGCCTGCCATATCGTCCGCACGCTTGATGGCGGATACCGCGCCATCCGCAAGGGCGAGGAAGTGCCCGCAGGCTGGGCGGTTCAGTTCGACGTTCCGAGAGGAACCAAGGCTGCGACCATCTTTTCGGCACTGAAAGATTCGGCCTTCAAGATCGACGCAGAGCCGGTCGGCGCTAAGCGCAAGACCGCAAAGCGCAAGCCATCTGAAGGCCGCATTGTCCGAGCAGGGGAGCCTGCGGATATGGCGACGCGGATTGCCGGATGGATTGGCGCGCGGCCCGTTGACATCTACCGCGAGCCATGCGGCGGAATCCGTGTGCGCGCAGCGTCGGAGCAAATCGCGGACGGCGAGTTTTTGGGGCGCTTCGATGAAGGCGCGGACATTCAAGACATTCAGGACGCAATCACATGACCAAGGGCGCATCCGCCAAGGGAAAGAGCAGCCGAGCCAAGGGTGCGCGGGGCGAGCGCGAGCTTGTGCGCTGGTTCCGAGATGAACTCGGAATCATGGCAACCCGCAACCTACAGCAGTACGCAGAGTCTCAGCTTGGGGACATTGTCATTGGCCCATTCTGCATTGAAGCGAAGAATCACAAGCGGCTTAGTGTTCGCCAATGGTGGAAGCAAGCGGCGGAACAAGCGAAGAAAGCCGATGCAATCCCCGTTCTCGCGTATCGGGTTGCGGGCGTCAAGCTTGGCTGGCGCTTTGTCCTGCCGCACACCAGCGCGCAAGGGGAGTGGAGTCACGACTTCGAGTTCACCGTAGACGTAGGCCCCGCGTGTTTCGCCATGATCGTTAGGGAGGCCCTTTGAACGCTCACCGCCAAGGCTTCGGGCCGGATGGCCGTCCGCTCTGCTTCAACCGCGAGGCGCGCGCAACCTACGTCGCCAACGCTGGATTCATCGACGGTAAGTTGGTGAACGTCGTCATTCCGTGGGCGTTTTCCGAGGGCTGTAAATCGTGGCTGGCCGACCCGTCCACCGACCCCGTACCGCTGGCGGAGGGGTGGAGGTGTGGCGGTTGTACGTACTTTCCCGGCGACTACGTAGACCTGGCGCTTACCCGCCGACACGACCGGAAAATGAGGGAGGGCAAATGACCGAACTTCACCGCCTCATAGGCGAGCTGTCACGTCAAATGGTGGCCGAGGGCTACCCCGTCCACTGTGCGATGGACGCGGAAGCGCTGATTCTGTCCTTCCTCGCGAATGAGGGGCGGAAAGCGAAGACCGACGCGGACGCGGCTAGGGCAATGGTTCGCGGCGCGACTAAGGCCGCAGAGGCGCAGGGCTGCCACCGCTCAACCATCTACCGCAGGGCCAAGCGATTGTCGCGCAAATCGCGAGAACTTGCGACACGTTAGCCGGAGACTGTATACTCATCCAAAGGCAAGGATGGGCCGTGAAAGTCACAATCAAGCAACTTGATTCCGGGTTCGTCGTTTCCGCCGAGAAGCGCGACGAATGGGGCGGGTTTGACGGCTGGCGCAGAACCGCAGAGCCGACGCTTTACGGGTCTATTGCCATCGCAGCCCGCGCGCTGGGCTATCACGGAACGATTGAGTTCGGCACGCGAACGGTAGAAGTGCCCGTTGTGGGCATGGTTCCGCCCAATGTGGGCATCCCGTTCGATGACGAAGAGCCGCCGCTTCGGGCTGGCACGGCGCGACCGGATGACTTGCTCTGATGCGTCGGCACGTAGTCATTTCGGACACGCAAGTTCGCAAGGGCGATCCCACGGCCCACTTGTCGTGGGCTGCGGCGTGGATCGTGGAACACAAGCCCGACGTTATCGTTCACATGGGGGATCACTGGGATTGCCCATCGCTGTCGGCGTATGACCTTCCCGGCACGCTCAAGGCCGAGGGGCAGCGTTACGAGGACGACGTAGAGGCAGGAAATGATGCCTTTAAGCTCCTTTCCGGCCCCGTAGAGGCAGAAGTCCGCCGCATCAAGCGGAACAAAAAGCGCGCATGGGAGCCCGAGCGACATTTCCTGTTCGGCAACCATGAAAACCGCATTGATCGGGCGCTGAACCAGAACCCCAAGTTCGCGGGAATGATTGGCTATCACCACCTGAATACGCAGGGGTGGAAGCGGCACGCTTATCTAGAGCGTCTCTGGATTGACGGCATCGTCTACTCTCACTTTTTCCAGTCGTCGCACTCTAGCCACGCCATCGGCGGAAGCATCGACAACCGCTTGAACAAAATCGGCGCGTCGTTCGTGCAAGGCCACGAACAGGGGATGCGCTACGGGATGCGGCAGCAGGCCAGCGGCACCGAATGGCATGGGCTGGTCGCCGGTTCGTTCTACCTCCACGACGAAGGCTATCGGGGCGCGCAGGGGCAAGACCATTGGCGCGGCATCGTCGTGTTGAACGAGGTCGAGGAAGGCCGCTATTGCGTGATGCCGCTTACTGCAAATTATTTGTGCCGCTGGGCTGAGGGAATCAGCGTGGGCGAATGGCTGCGGCGCAACTACAAGAACGCGGAACACCGTTTCACCTTGGCACGGAAGCCGTAAGCATGGACGCCTTCACCCTTCACCACGGCGATTGCCTCGACGTACTCCGCACGATGCCGGATGCGAGCATAGACTCCATCGTGACAGACCCGCCCTATGGGCTGTCGTTCATGGGCAAGCGCTGGGACTACGACGTGCCGAGCGTCGAGATTTGGGCCGAGTGCCTGCGCGTCCTGAAGCCCGGCGGCGTTGTCCTTGACCCGTTCACCGGCAGCGGCAGCACTGGCAAGGCCGCCGTGCTCGAGGGATTCCGGTTCGTCGGCATCGAGCGCGAGGCGGAGTACGTGGAAATCGCCCGCGCACGGATTCAGGCGGCGGTTCTGCCGATCTTCGGGGAGGTCGCATGAACGCAGCGCTTGGAGTCATCGCCGCCCTTTTGCTGTTCGTCGCAGCTTGGGCGCTATCGCTTGCCGCTATGCCATCGGTCGCGCAGTTCCCGCTAGGGGCGATTGCGCTGGTCTTGGCGTTCCGACTGGGGCAGGCCGTGGAGGATTCGCAGGAGTGAGCATGGACGAGGCGCAAGGAAGCGCGGGGGCCACGGACGGCCCCGACTTCACCGGATGTTGGGATATCAAGGGGCCAGGACTCGACGCCGCCTTTTCGGGCCGTCTGTCGGACACCGCCCTAGACGCCTCGCGCATGGCCTCCAAAACCTTTGGCGAGGGCTTCCCCGGATGGGAAATCTACCGGACGGTCGTTTCCGGCGACACCATCTTTCTGCGCCGCCTAGAGGCGTACGCCATCGGCATGGCCCGCGCCTTGACCCGCGCGCAGCGGAAGACCGGACACCCCGAGGTAGCGCGCAGGGCGAGGCGTAACGACTGGATTGGGCAGGCCGCACGCGACGCCCTTTTCATGGTGATTCACGGCAAGCCCCCCGTGGGGATCAATGCTCGCGCCGCACAGCTTGGCGTGTCCAATGAGACTTACCAGCGCATCCGTGACAGCGTGGCGGGCGGAATGACCATCGGGCTAGAGGCGTACCGGGCGCAGTTGTTCTATTTCTACTGGAAGGTGCGCCGGATTGGCGGATAGCGCCGGAATCAGTGGGACGATTCCTACATGCCCCGTTGCGGATAAGAAACGCCGCTTGCCAATGGGCCGGGGCAACTATTTGCGGCACTGGTGACGCCCAAATGGCCCCGCGCATCCGCCCACTACTGCGGCCTTGAGCGGGGCAGGCATAGCCCCAGTGCAGACGGCGGAAAGCGGCCCCGGACGCGGGGCGTGGGCTGGGGGTTCCCGGCCGATGCGCCGCCCCGCAAATCTAAACACGGCCCCCAGCTCTGCCCGGGCAACTGGGGGTTCTTTCTTTGAGGCGACCATGATCGACGAGACGGAAAGCGAAGAGCTCGACATTGAGTTCGAGGCCGCAGAGCCGCGCGCCGTCACTTTCGACGTGCCGGAAGGCCAGATCGTGATTCCAGACATTGACGCGCTGGCCGAAGCCCTTGGGGACGTGCCGCTTGCCTTCTGGGCGCATGAAAAGGGCCTTCTGTGGCTGACGCCTCGCCGCCGCTGGGAGAGCATCGACATTTCCGACGCTGGCCCTAAGCCCGTCCGCAAGAACTGATATGGGCACCCCCACTACCGGCTACCTCAAAGCGTATGCGGACGCGGACACGCCGCTGACGCTTTACGTGCGCACGGAGGAAGGCCGCGCCGTTTTGACGGGCGAGTCTGCCCCCGTGCTGCTGGTGTCCATGCGCCGCTTTGGCAGTCAGGTGCCGGTGAGTACGTTCCCCGCGACGGGTGACGCCTTGGGGAAGGTCACGTTCACCGTGACGGCCAGCGAGGTGAAGCGAACCCTTTTCCCGGGCACCTACGCCTACCGCCTTACGGCTGACGGCGTCCACGTTCAGGACGGCGTCTTTGAGGTCGCTGCGTAATGGCTGCCGGTCGCCCGACGCTCTATGACTCCGCGTATTGCGAACGGGTTGTCGAGCTTGGCATGGAGGGAAAGAGCCGGGCGCAGATTGCCAGCGCGCTAGGCGTTGCCAAGGCCACAATCCAAAATTGGGAGGCCTCGCATCCAGAATTTCTGGCCGCAATGACACACGCGAGGGACGAGGCGCAGGCGTGGTGGGAGGGCATGGGCCAAGCTGGCCTGACCATGCAGGGCTTTAACGCCTCGCTGTGGGCTAAGAACGTGTCGTGTCGCTTCCGTGAGGACTACAGCGAGCCGAAGAATGTCATTCTGTCCGGTGACGCTGCTAACCCTGTACGCACGGTCAACCGGGTTGAGATTGTGGCCGTGGAGGCCAAGGCCGCCGAGTGACCACGCTTCGGGTGCAAATCCCGAGGCCGATGCTGCCGTTCGCTACTCAGCGGATGCGGCACAAGGTCGCGCGGGGAGGGCGGGGTTCCGGCAAGTCGTGGAGCATCGCCCAGCTACTTATCGTAAGGGCTTACGCCGAGCCGATCCGGTGGCTGTGCTGCCGCGAGGTCCAGAAGTCGATCAAGGAATCCTCAAAGCGGCTGCTAGAGGATCAGGTTGCGGCCCTTGGGCTGTCGTCGCACTTCGAGGTACTGCGCGACTCCATCCGTGGGGCTAACGGCTCGGAATTCGCCTTCGCTGGCCTGCGCGACCATACCGCCGACAGTCTGAAGTCCTATGAGGGCTTCGACGGCACATGGATTGCCGAGGCACATAGCGTTTCCGAGCGGTCGGCCACGGTGTTGATTCCGACGATCCGCAAGCCGGGGTCGGAACTCTGGTGGGATTACAACCCCGACCAGGAGGATGATTTCGTTCACCAGTTGGCCGAGCGTCCCGACGACGACACACTCGTCGTGACGATGAACTGGCGTGACAATCCGTGGTTTCCGAGCGAGCTAGAGAAAGAGCGCAGGAAGCTGCTGGGGCTGAATCAGGACCTTTATCGCCATGTGTGGGAGGGCGAATGCCGCAGCAATGCGGGCCTCCTGTTCAAGCGCGACTGGTTCAAGTTCTACGAGCGCAAGCCGGAACGCCTGTCGATTTACATCGCGTCCGATTATGCGGTGACGCCTGACGGCGGCGACTACACGGAACACGGCGTATGGGGCCTGTCGGATACCGGCGACCTGTACGCGCTGGATTGGTGGCACGGCCAGACCGACCCCGCCACGTGGATCGATGCGTGGATTGAGCTTTGCAAGAAGTGGAGCCCGCTCAACGCATTTGAGGAAGCGGGCGTGATCCTTCGCGCGGTGGATGGGTCGATCACCAAGCGGATGAGGGAAACGCAGACGTTCACACGTCGAACGGCTCTAGCGTCTGCCGGTGCCAAAGCGGAGCGCGCCTTGGGCTTCGCGGCTCGCGCGTCTGCCGGCGCGGTGTACCTGCCAAGCGGCCCTCTATGGGCCACGCGCCTGCTGAACCAGCTTTGCAGCTTCACGGGCGAGGATGGCAGGCCAGACGACGCGGTGGACGTTTGCAGCCTAATCGGGCGCGGACTTGACCACATGCACAACGCCAGCGGAAGCGGCGACGAGCCGAAGCGGCGCAGCCGGTTGGACGACTACGGCCCCGGCGATGGCGACGGACAAGAATCCAATTGGAAGGTGGCATGAAAGACAAAGACACGCTGGAGCGCTGCGTACAGCAGTTCCGCGACGCCATCGACGAGACGCAGGAAGAGCGCGACACCGCCGAGCAGTGCCGCGACTATCGCGACGGCAAGCAGTGGACGGATGACGAGATCGAGTCGCTGCAAAAGCGCGGCCAGCCCGTCATCGTGTCGAACCGCATCGCGCCGAAGGTCAATAGCCTGATCGGCTTTGAAAAGCGCGGCCGCACCGATCCCAAGTGCTACCCGCGCACGCCGAAGCATGACGCCGAGGCCGATGCCGCGACGGACGCCCTGCGGTTCGTGTGCGAGCAGAACCGCTTTACGTCGATCAAGTCGGACGTTGCAGAAAACCTCATCATCGAGGGTGCGGGTGCCTGCACGGTGACGGTTGTCCCGGATGGCAAGGGCGAGTTTGACATCAAGATCAACCTGGTCCCGTGGGACCGCTTCTACCGCGATCCGCACAGTCGCCAGCGTGATTTCAGTGACGCGAAGTACATGGGCGTCGTCATTTGGATGGACGAGGCCGAGCTTTACGAGCGTTTCCCCGACGCCGAGGAACACATAAAGGCGTCGTATGGCGGCAACTCCGACGACGTAGGCGACACGTACGAGGATCGCCCGCGCTTCATGTGGGCCGACTCTGCCCGCAAGCGCGTGCGCGTGATGCAGCATTATTACCTCGAGGGCGGCGTTTGGCACACTGCCATCTTCTGTCGTGGCGGCTATCTGCGCGACCCGCAGCCTTCGCCCTATCTTGACGACAAGGGCCGGCCCGAGTGCCCGCTGATTGCCGTTTCCGCCTACGTTGACCGCGAGAACCGCCGCTATGGCGCGGTGAAAGCCATGCTGTCGGCGCAGGACGAGATCAACAAGCGCCGTAGCAAGGCCCTTCACCGCCTTACCATGCGCCAAGTTGTTGCCGAGGATGGCGCGGTAGAGAACAAGGCGCAGGCGAAGGCCGAGCTTGCCAAGCCCGACGGGTTCGTCGTGGTGCGCCATAACGCTCGCTTTGAGCTGCTCGATGGCTCGATGCCGCTCCAAGGCGAATTTGAGTTGCTGCGCGAGGCTAAGGCCGAGATTGACGCCAGCGGCGTGAATCCGTCGCTTGAAGGCAACATGATGGCCCCGAGTGGCCGCGCGCAGGAAGTGTCGCAGGCTGCTGCGCTGAGTGAACAGGCGATCATCTTCGACGCCCTGCGCGATTGGTCACTGCGCGTCTATCGCAGCGTGTGGAACCGCATCCGCCAGCATTGGACGGGGCCGAAGTGGGTACGCATCACGGACGACGAGCGCAACCTGCGATGGGTTGGGCTGAACACGCCGATCACGCGCGGCGAGATGCTGGTGAAGGAAGCCGAGGCGCGGGGGATGGCCTTGACGCCCGAGCAGCTTGCGCAGATTCAGGCCGACCCGATGATGGCCGAGCCGGTGGGCGTGCAGAATGAGGTGGCCGCGCTTGACGTTGACATCATTGTCGATGAAGGCCCCGATAGTGTCACGATCCAGAGTGAGCAGTTTGAGGCGCTGGTTCAGTTGAAGCAGGCCGACCCGTCCGCCATCCCGATGGAAATGGTGATCGAGGCGTCCAGCCTGCGGAACAAAGACCGCATCATCGAGCACCTGAAGTCGGGCGGCATCCCGCCGCAGGTGCAGGCGCAGATGGCCGAGATGCAGGCCGCGCTAGAGGCCGCGCAAGCCGCTGCCATGCAGGCGCAGCAGCAGGCGCAGCAGATGGCCGCACAGGCGCAGCTAGAGGCGCAGAAACTCGCCATTGAGCAGCAGCAGGTGCAGGTCGATGCCGCGAAGGCCGAGGCCGACCGTATCAAGGCGCAGGCCGAGTTACTGAAAGCACAGGCGCAGATGCTTGAAGTTCAACAGCGGTACGCGGCCCCCGTGATCGTTCCCGCCGAGCCGATGGCGACATTCGGCTAACCCAAGCCAACAACCACACACAGAGAGCCGCCTTCGGTCGGCTTTCGCGTTTCCAGCGCCCGGAAAAGGGCGACCCGTTCGGGGCGGGATGAACCCCGGTGCGCGACGACGGCGGACGGTCGAACTAGAGGCAAGACATGACCAGCGAAAAGGACGACAACGATTTCCTCAGCGAAATGATGCAGGACGAACCGGAGCAGGCCGAAACGCCCGAGCCGGAAGAGTCCGAAGTCGAAACGGGCGAGCCGGAGACGGCAGACGAGCCGGAGGTGACGCCGACCCCCGAACCAGCGAAGGAAAGCACCACTGTCCCGCTCGCATCGCTCAAGGCGGAGCGTGAAAAGCGCCAGCGTGCCGAGGCCGAACGCCAGCGATTGGAAGCCGAGCTTGCCGCGTTGCGGCAGCAGCCGACCCAGCCGCAGACGCCGACGCAGCCGCTGGACTTTTACGCAGACCCGGAAGGCTACGTCTCCAACGTCGTCACCAAGGCGCAGCAGCAGGCGGAAGCCCGACTGTACGCCGCGTTGGAAGCCGAGGCCCGCGATTCCCTCCCCGACTACGACGAGCTGATGGAAGGCCTAGTGCCGGTTGTGCAGAACAACCCGGTGTTGCGCCAGCAGATTTTCAGCAGTCCGAACCCGGCGAAGGCCGCGTATCAGCTTGCCCAGCGCATCAAGGCAATGGAGTCGATGCAGGACCCCGTTGCCTATGAGGCACAGATGCGTGCGCGCATCAAGGCCGAGCTTGAATCCGAGTTTGTAGCCAAGGCGGAAGCCAAGGCCGCAGCCGCCCGAGCCATTCCCCCGGACCTCGCCGGTTCGCGCTCCGCCATCGCAAAGGGCGCAGCCCCCGTCGAACTGTTCACCGAACTTTTCCCGAAATAACACTAGAGGCTAGAACATGACCACGATTGTAAGCGCGGCAAACCGCGTAAAGCAGTGGGACTCCAATTTCTTCAAGGAGTACATCCGCCAGCACCGCTTCAAGCGGTACATGGGTTCGTCCGAGAACTCGATTATTCAGGTGCAGAATGACCTGACTAAGAAGCAGGGCGATGCGATCACCATTCCGCTTGTTGGTGCGCTGAACGCCGCAGCCGGTCCGAACAACGGCAGTACCACGCTTGTCGGCGCTGAAAAGGCCCTGCCGAACGACGGCCACCGCATCGCCGTTCGCGTGGTGCGCGACGCCGTTGTCGTTAGCATGGAAGAAGAGCAGGCATCGCCAATCGCCATCCGTGACGCTGGCAAGGTCTCGCTGAAGGACCTGGCGGGCCGCTATCTGCGAAACGACATCATTACCGCGATGGGGTCGATTCAGGGCGTGTCTTACGCCACTGCCACGGCGACCCAGCGCAACCAGTGGAACGCCGCCAACGTTGACCGCGTTCTGTTCGGCAATAGCGTGTCGCTCTACAACGCCACGCACGCCACGGCGCTCGCCAACATCACCGGCACCATGCGCCTGTCGCGTAGCATCGTCTCGCTGCTGAAGCGTCGCGCACAGTCGGCCATCACGGCGAACGGCGAAGGCATCCGCCCGTTCACCTTCGGTGAGGACGAGGAAACCTATGTGCTGTTTGCCGGCACCGAGGCCTTCCGCGACCTCAAGACCGACCTTGAAAGCGTGCATCGCGATGCCCGCGAGCGCAGCATCGACAACCCGCTGTTCACCGGAACGACCTCGCTCTTTTGGGACGGCGTCGTTGTCCGTGAAATCCCGGAAATCCCGGCGACGGGCAACGTGGGCGCGGCCTCGGCTCGCGTGGCTCCGGTCTACCTTTGCGGCGCGCAGGCGCTCGGCGTGGCGTATGCCCAGCCGACCAAGACCACCGTCCGCAAGGAAGACGACTACGGCTTCCGAAACGGCGTTGGCTTCTACGAGCTGCGCGGCGTGGAAAAGGTGCTCTGGGGGCAGGGCAACCTCACCACGGCGAAAGACTGGAGCATGGTCACGGGCTTCGTCGCGGCTCCGCTCGACGCCTAATCGGCTATGCGGGGGGATGGGGATTCCTATCCCCCCTGTTAAGGAGGCGGCATGGCGACTTATAACCGGCAGCGATTGGTGCGCGACTGCCTCATTGAAATCGGCATCCTCGACCCGAACGAGTCGCCGTCTGCCGAAGACTACGAGGCTACGGATTCCATCGTACAGCAGCGCATGGAAGGGCTGTACGATGAAGGCTTGATCCCGTTCGACCTCGACGGCGTCATCCCGGCGCGCTTCATGCGCCCGCTCGTCAAGGTGATTGCCGCCGAACTGATGGCGGCTTATGGCGTGCAGAGTCGCGCCGATCTGACCCTTGCGCGATCCGCTGAAGGTATGCGCGACCTGTGGGCGCTGCGCGATCAGACGCAGATCGACGCCACGACGCGGGCCGCGTACTTCTGATGACGCGCCGCGAGATCAATCTGATCGGCGGGTTCTACAAAGACTCGTCGCTGCCGTGGTCAGCACAAGACACGGTGAACTGGCTTCCCGTTCCGGCGCAGGAGAGCGGCACGCGCTCGCCGATGAAGCTGCGCGGCGTGCCGGGGCTTTCGCCGCTTGGCGAGTCCGTAGTGGAACAGCTTAGGCTTGTCGGCTTCGCCCCTGACGGCGTTGTGGGAACGCCCTATTCGTTCTCCTACGCCGCCACGGGCGGCACGCCGCCTTACACGTTCTCGCTGGCCTCTGGGTCAATGCCCCCGGGGCTGACGTTCAACGCTGGCGCGATTACCGGCACGCCCACCACGGCTGGACTTTATCCGTTTAGGCCGAAGGTTTCCGATTTCGATGGTCAGGAAGATTCCCGGCCGGACGATATAGAAATCTCTACCGTGCCGATTGCTGGCCGGTTTGTGTTCTTCTGGCGCTCGCTTCAGTTCTCGCCCGCCATTGCCGGCGCTGATACTTCGGTTTCTGGCGAGTCGCTTGACTACGCGGAAGAACTGGAATACGGATTCAATGCCACGCAGCGCGCCGCCGCTTCTGCGGAAGGGACGATCCTTTGCGCGACTGACGGCAATATCATTCTGCGCTCGACTGACAGCGGCCTGACGTTCACATCGCACTCCGTCGCCCGCGCCTTTGGAACTGACATTTCCGGCCCGGTCAAGGTTGACGGCCGCTGGTGCCTTGGTGCGACCAACACCAATGCCCAATACAGCGACGACGACGGCGAAACGTGGTCTAACTCGACCGGCTCGCCCGTGCGAATCGTGGCGCGCAACACCGCCGGCACTATCGTCGGGTTCTTCGTCAACAGCCTAGAGAGTCGCGTTAGTTCCAATGGCGGCGCATCGTTCGCTGCGGCTGGCACCGTGTCCGGCACTCAGACTAGCGGCAGCCGTGGCATTGCTTGTGACGGCACCACGTTTATGCTGGCCTTCCTTGACGGCTCCGGCGTGCCGCGATTCAGCACTAGCTCTAACTCTGGTTCGTCATGGAGTTCGCCCCAGACATTGCCGTTCGTCGCCCCGCTGTCAAACACCCCGACTTCTAGGGGGATTGCCGCAGGGGCGGCCGGAGAGTTCGTCATTGTCGGCGCTTCTGGCGAGGCCGTGTATACGGATGACTCCGGCGCTACGTGGACGGCTAGCAACATTGGCGCGCAAAGCATTACGTGCGTTGTCTACGGCGGCGGCCGATGGGTGGCGATTGGGCCTCCGGCCGCATTTGCGCCCCCGGTCCCGTACTACAGCGATGACGGCGTAACGTGGACGGCTGGTGAATCTACCGGACTGACTAGCTCCATTGGAGTTAACTGCGGGACTTACCTACTGGCATGAGTATCACCGCCCCCATTCGTGGACTTCGCAATGTCGAAGGCTCGCTGTTAATCGTGGCTGAAAACAAACTTTACCAACTTGGGCCTGGCGGCGAGGCGATAGTTCGTGGGACGATTCCGGGCATTGGCCGCGTTAGCATCGATTACAACCAAGTCGCGGGCGGAAACCAAGTCGCCATCGACAACGGGTTTTCGCGCTACGTCTACAACACTGCGGACGGCTCTTTTGCCCAAGTCACCGACGATCAGTTTCCCGGCTCATTCGTTGCCGAGTTCCTAGACGGCTTCATCCTCGGCGTTGAACCGTTCGGGCGCTATTGGTTCTGGTCAGACCTTGCGGACGCGCTGAGCTACAGCAGCTTTGACCGCGCGCAGGCGGAAGCCCGCCCCGACCCGATTCAGGCGCTAAAGGTCTTCAACCGTGAGGTTTGGGTCTTTGGCCGCGACACCACGGAAGTTTTCGTCAATACCGGGGCACTGAACGGCACGTTTCAGCGTGCCGGCTCAACCGTGCTGAACGTGGGCTGCGCTGGCCGCTTTGCGGTCGCTCGCAGCAATGCCGGCCTCTTTTGGCTTGGCGGCGATGGGCGCATGTACTCAGCACAGGGCTACAACCCCGCGCCGATCAGCACGCCTCCGGTTGAACAGGCCATTCGCGGCTTGGATTGGTCGCAGTGCTTCGCGTTCACGTGGGAAGACGAGGGGCACAGCGTCGTTTACTTCGGCTTCCCTAACGGCGTGACGTTCGGCTTCGATGCGTCCACCGGACTTTGGCACCGCCGCGAGTCGCAGGGCCTTCCGGGCTGGCGCATCGGCCACCTTGAACGCTGGAGCGGCAAGTGGATTGCCGGCGATATCTACAGCGGCGGCATCTACGAACTCGCATGGGACGCCTACGACGAGGCGGGCGGCCCGCTGGTATGCGAGCGCACCTCGGGCGTGTTCTCGGACTCGCAGCACCGGCTGGTTTTCTCCGGCCTTGAGCTTGTCATGGACACCGGCAGCGGCAACGGCAACGCCGAGCAGAAAGTCGTTTTACAGTATTCCGACGACGGCGGACGAAACTGGACGAACTGGCGCGAAGGCTCGATGGGCGCGCTAGGTGCCTATGCACAGCGCATCCGCTTTCACCGTCTCGGGTCTTCCCGCGCCCGTGTCTGGCGCATCCGGTGTAGTGATCCGCGCCGCCGCGATCTTCTTTCCGCATCTGTCACCGTCGAATCGGCGGGCTAGGAGCTTACGTGTTGAATGCACTCGGAATGGGCGTGTCCGTCCTCGGCGGCTTGCTTGGCAACAGCGCAGCCCGTCGCGCAGGTCGCGCACAGCAGGCCGGACTTGCTCAGGGCCAGAACTTCCTTTCGGACGCGCAGGCCGGTTATACGCCCTACACGCAGTTCGGCCAGAACGCCTTGGGCCGACTGTCTGCGGTAGAGGGTGGCGATTACAGCGCCTTTGAAAACGCGCCCGACTATCAATTTGCGCTTGACCAGTCGATGCGGGCCAACGACCGCTCCGCCGCCGCGCGTGGCTCGCTTTACTCTGGCGGCGCTGATGCCGACCGGATGCAGCTTGCTTCCGGCCTCGCCTCGCAGAACCTTCAGAACTACCTCGGGCGGATGATGGGGCAGGCCGGCATGGGCATGCAGGCGCAGGGCGCGGTGTCCAACATCCTCGGCCAGCGCGCAGGCCTCGCGGTTGACGCAGGCAACGCTGCGGCCGGCACGGCAATGCAGCGCGGCCAGAACTGGCAGAACACGCTGGGCAATGTTTGGAGCTTCGGCAGCGATTGGCTTGGCGGCAACAGCCTCGGCAAGCAGGGCAAGGGGTACTAATGGACTTCTACGCACGCGGCATCCAAGCCTTTGAGCAGGGCAGGGCGCGCACCGCTCGCAACCGTCTCGCGGAGCTGTCCAGCGCGGCACTGTCGGCCCCGGTCGAGCAGCGCGGGCAGTTCGCCTCGCAGATCGCGGCGATTGACCCTGACGCGGGGTTCTCGTTCGATCAGGGCATTCAGCGGCAGCAGCAGGCGATGCAGGCGGAGAGTGAGCGCAGGCTTGGCAACATGGCGAAACTGCTATCCGTCGCCCCGTCCGAGGCTCGCGGCAATCTGTGGTCACGCATCCGCCCCGGCTTGCAGCAGATGGGCTACGAGGCGCCGGAAGCGTGGGACGACTCTTTGCTGCCGGTTGTGCAGCAGCTGGGCGGCGGACAGTCTCAGCAGGCATCGCTTACGCCTTCCATGCAATCTCTGATTTGGCAGCGTGAGAACAAAATCATTAGCGATGACGAGTTCCGCCAGGCCGTTCGCATCCTGAATCGGCAGGACGCCGCAGCGCAAAACCAGCGTTACTCCGTGCAGTCAACGGAACTCGATGACGGCACCGTTCGATATGACCGAATCCCGACGATTGGCGGGAATGTCGCTGGCGCACCCGCGCCCGCTCCGCGCCGTGACATTCAGATCACACCGGCCGGCGAAGTGCCCATGCCCACCGGCTCCGCCTTGGAGCAGATCATGGCGGGGATGGCCTCGGGCCAGCCGTTTAGCGTGGCAGTTCCGCCTACGGGCGCTCCGACCATGACGCGCCCTGCGGCTAGTGGCCCGAGTGCTGCCGAAATGGATCGCCGCGCCAATTCGACGCTTGACGCGCAGACCTACGGCCCCCGGGCTGGTCAGGCGACAAACGCCAGCCGCGCAGCGGCGAAGGCCGAGGAAGCGGGCCTTGTGCGCGAACAGGAAGACTTGAGCCGCATGGGCACCGAGCGCCTTGGGGAGATTCGCGGCGCGGCTCGCGTCGCCGCCACTGAAATGGCATCGCTTACCGAGCTTGAGCGCCTGCTGTCTCAGGTCAATACGGGCGCATTCGCTGAAACCCGTATCAACCTTGGCCGCGCTGCTAGTTTCCTTGGCTTCAGTGACGGCGCGGAAGTCTCGGCGGCTGAAGCTGCCGCGTCTATCGCCAACCGCCTCGCGCTGGCCCTCCGTAATCCTGCGGGCGGCGAAGGTATGCCGGGCGCAATGTCGGACGCGGACCGTAACTTCCTCGTTTCGACTATCCCGAGCATTCAGAACTCACCCAACGGCTGGCGGCAGATGATCGAGATTCGCCGCCGCCTTGCGACTGCCGCGCAGGAGCAGGCGGAAGAGGCCGAGCGTTTCATGCGCGAAGGTGGCCGTTCGCGTGACCTTCCGGGGCGCATGGCCGAATGGTCGCGCCAGCGTCGCCTGTTCGCAGATATGGAGGCGCGAGGCGGGAGCGCAGCAAGCGCAGACGATGAGGCGCTTATTAATCGCTATCTTCAGGGGCAGTAATGGCGACCGAAGCTGAACTAATCCAAGCGCTTCGCCGCGCCGATGCCGCTGGCGACACCGCCGCCGCGCAGGCTATCGCTCGGCGCATACAGACTGTTCGCCAGCAGGGCCAACCCGCCCCTACTGCGCCAGCACCTGCACCGCGCACGACCGCTCAGGGCTTTGGCCGCGCTGCCGGCTTGCTTGGCCGTGACGTTCTAGAGGGTGCTGGCGGGCTTGTCGGCATCGTTACCGATCCGCTTGTGTATGGCGCGGGCGCTGCCACGGGGCAGAACTTCGCGGGCATGAAAGACACGGCGGGGCAGTTTGCCGATGCGCTCGGCCTGCCGAAGCCGGAGACGGGCACAGAGCGAGTCGTTAGCGACATTCAGCAGGCCGTTACGGGCGGGGCTGGATTCCTTGGCGGCGCTCGCAATCTGATTGGCGCGGCTAGCCCGCTGGTGTCCAGTGTCGGGCAGAGCATGGCCGCACAGCCGACGCTTCAGCTTGTCGGTTCCGCAACCGGCGCGGGCTCTGGCGGCATCGTGCGCGAGGCTGGCGGAACTCCGGGCGCTCAGGTTGGCGCAAGCCTCTTGGGCGCGCTTGCTCCGACTGCTGGCGTTGCCGGAACCTCCGAAGTCCTGCGGCGCTCTTTGCGTGGCGGCGAGGCTGGCCGCTTGCAGATGCGGCAGAACATCGACGCATTTTCTACGGCTGGGGCCTCCCCGACTCTCGGGCAGGCGTCGCCGGGGAATGCCGCGAAGGTTGTGGAGGCAAGGCTTCGCGGTGCGCCTGGAAGTGTCGGCCTTATGGCTGAGCGCTTGAACACTCAGGCCGAAGACATTGGCCGAAGTGTCAACCAGCTTGCGGATTCCCTGTCCCCGTCTGCCGGTGCCGAAAAGGGTGGCCGCGCCGTCATTCGCGGGATCACTGGCGATGGCGGATTTATGGAGCGGTTCCGGGCGACTTCCGGCGCGCTCTACGATGAGGTCGAAAGGCTTTTGCCGCCTAGCACGACCGTGCCCGCGCAGTCTAGCGTTGAAATGCTCCGCAGCCTCACGGCTCCGGTTCAGGGCGCGCAGCGGACGGCCAAGGTTTTGCAGAATGCCAAGGTTGCGAACATCGCCAGGGCTTTCGCGGATGACCTTGCGGAGAACAACGGCCAGCTTCCCTACGCTTCGCTGAAGGCGCTGCGGACTGAGGTCGGAAACCTGATGGACGATTCCGCGCTGTCGCCGGACGTTAGCGTTCGCCAGCTTTCCCGGCTGTATGGCGCAATGACGGAAGATATGACGCGGGCCGCTGTCGCCACGGGCGACCCGGCGACGATCCGCGCAGCCAACCGCGCAAACATGTTCTACCGTGTCGGGCAGGCTCGCGTCGAAGCGCTACAGGCGGCACTTTCCCGCGAGGCTGGCGGGCCGGAAGCGGTCTATAGGGCCATGTTCAACAACTCGCGCGAGGGCGGCACGACTATTCGCCGCGTCATGCAAAGCCTTGCGCCGCAGCAACAGAAGGACTTTGCAGCGGCAACGCTTCGCAGGCTTGGCCGCGCCAATCCGAGCAACCAAGACGACACTTTGAGCGAAGTGTTCAGTACGGAGCGGTTTCTTACGAACTTGGCGAGCATGTCGCCACAGGCCCGCTCGGCAATCTTTGACCGATTCGGCCCGCAGTTCCGCCGAGACTTGGAGCGGATCACCGCAGCGACGGCGCGCATTCGTCAGGCTAACGAGGTCGCGGGCAACCCCTCGGGGAGCGGCCAAGCAATCGCACAGTTCACGGCTTACGGCGGCCTTGGCCTTAGCGCGCTGTCACTTGAGCCAACAGCCTTTGCGCTGATTTCTGGCGCTCTGGCGAGCAGCAACCTTGCCGGCCGGGCCTTCACGAATCCGCGCATTGTGAATTGGATGGCGACGCAGACGCAGGCTCCGACCTCGGCGCTTCCCGCTGCGATTACTCAGCTTCAGCGCATCGCGGAAACGGACGAGGACGCCGCCGCGCTGCTGGAAGAAATCAACCGATCACGCCAGCAAGCCACCACGCCGCCCCGATCACTATCGCCAGCGCAGCAGCCGCCAGGCCGATAAACGTTGCGGGAATGGTGATGTCGTGCCACCAGCGAAGTCCGGCCTTCCGGCTTTCGCTTTCGCGCTGGAAGTCTGCCATGCGCTGACTGTTTAGCAGGCTGTCACGAACGGCCATTCGTTCAACGTCTTTCGGCAAGCCCATAACCCACTCCCAGCCCCGCCCAGCGCGGGGCTTCTGCTTCCCGGAGCATACATGACCTTCCAGTTCTACAACCCCGCCCCGGTTCTCTGGGAGCTGAACCCCATCGAGCCCGCTGCCGGGGGCTCCATTCAGTTCTATGCCATCGGCACGACGACCCCGAAAAACACGTGGTCGGACTTCGCCCGCACCACGCTGAACGCCAACCCCGTGCCGCTGGACAGCGCTGGCCGTCCCAGCGTCCCCCTGTGGCTTGACGGGGATTACAGCGTCACGCTTCGCGATTCGGACGGCGTCACGATTGACACGTTCGACTTGCGCGACCCTGCTACGGGCGGAACGACGATTCCGAGCCTTGTCTCGGGGCGGTTCCTCACGAACAACGGCACAAGCCTTTCGTGGGCGACGATTCGCCAGCTACCCGACCCCACGGGGCAGGGCGGCAAGGTCGTGACCACGGACGGGGCCAACTACCTGTTCACGAACCTCCCCGAAGCACCGACGCTGCCCATTGACGTTACGGCCAACGGCGTGAGCATCGGTGACGGATCGCAGAGCCTCCGGATCATCTGCGGCACGGATACCGCGCCTTCCTCCGGCACGAATCAGACGACCAAGGCCATCACGTTCGGCGTGACGTTCCTCACCCCGCCGATTTGGATCGACGTAAAGGTTAACAAGGTGCCGATTTCCGGCGTGGCCCTTGTCGCCACTGCGATCACGAACATCACCACGACCGGCTGCACGGCGACGTTTGACACCGCCGACCGGCACTTTGCAGGCAACGCCGAGAACTACATCAACGCATCGTTTCCGTTCTCGTGGATCGCCATTGGTGCGGTGTCCGCGTGACGGTCAATAGCATTCCGCAACCGCAGCAGCCTATTGCGGGCGGGCAGTGCATCGACCCGACCTGGTACCGCTGGCTGCGCGAACGCGACCGCGAGGCACGCGAAACCGGCACGGATTTAGCCGCAGAGACTGAGGCCATCGCCCGCAAGCTGGGAAGTCCAGACGGCACGATTGACGGCATCCCTGAGTCCGTCGGGATGTCTGTCGCTGCGCCAATCACGCTCACCGATGGCCGCCTCAGCCTTGCGCCGGTTGTCGCTGTCACGGATGGGGCGCTGTTCGGGATCAGCACAGACCAATGGGGCCGCGTCATCGGGCTGCGGCCTGTCGTCGCTGGCGACGGAATCACGATTGACGACACGGCCGACCCTGAGCAAATCGAGGTCATCAACGACAACCCAAACGTACTGACGACGCTTGGCGACTTGATCCGAGCCGACGCATCGGGAGACCCCGAGCGTTTGCCGATTGGCACGAATGGGCAGGTCTTGACCGTCGTTTCCGGCGAGCCTGAGTGGGCCACAAGCACGGCCCTTAGCAACCCCATGACAACCGCCGAGGACTTGATTAAGGGCGGCACTGCCGGAGCGCCTACAAGGCTTCCGGTTGGCTCTAATGGGCAAGTCCTTACCGTGACCTCCGGCGCTGTCGGATGGGCCTCGCCAAGTGGCCTCACGAACCCGATGACGACGCTTGGCGACATCATCACGGGCGACACGGGCGGGACGCCTAAGCGACTTGGGGTTGGCACTGCCGGCCAAGTGCTGACGGTTGTTTTGGGCGAGCCCGCGTGGGCTTCGGCTGGTGGCGGCTCCGACCCTTGGACTTACGTTGTCCTAACGTCGGACTTTTCCACTACCGCCAATACGCCATCAAACATCACCGGCCTTTCCGTTTCGCCAGTTGCTAACAAAGTGATCGTCATTGAGGCGCACTTCCTCACTCGATCCTTTGCAACAACTACTGGCGTTCGCCCCGGCATTAGCTGGCCGACCATAGATGATGGCGTTGTTCAAAGCCTGAACGGCAATGCCAGCACCGCAAATGTCGAGGCGAATTCGAACGTAACTGCCGGCGCGTTCTTTAACAGTTCTGTCGCAACCGCTAACACAACGGCATCTTGGCCGTTTTGGCTCTGGGTGACGATGGTTTGTGGCGCTTCTCCGTCTGGAACGCTGAATTTCACGCTGCAATCGGAAATTTCAGGGTCAAACGTGACGGTGAAAGCCGGCTCTTGGATTCGCTACAGGACGATCAACTGATGACCGACCACTACCAGCACGGCGAATCGGCCGCCAGCGGAGACTGACCTTGGACGCTGTTTACATCATCGGCGCAGTTGTCGGCGCGGGCTCGCCACTCCTCGCCGGCCTCGTTTGGCTCATTCGCCTTGAAGGCCGCATCAATACAGAGACCGCACTACGGGAGGCGCTAAGGCAACGCCTCGACGGTTTCGAGGCCCGCATCTATGAAGTTCTAGAGCGCATTGAGGCGAAGCTAGACCGCAAGGTGGACAAGGAATGACGCAGCCGACGAGTAAGCCGGGCCGCACGCCGCTGCTTGTCGCCTTCCTCGGCGGCACGCTGGTGCTCGGCGGGGCCGGCACGTGGACGCTCACGGATCGCTGGGAGAGCGGCGGCAGACTGCATCTCACGGTGTACGCCGACCGCCTCGCCGGTGGCCTGCCAACGGTGTGCAGTGGCCTAACGCGCCACGTCACCACGACGCCAATCGTCGTCGGTGAAACGTGGACGCCGGAGATGTGCGCCGCTGAGGAACAAGCGGCCATGATCCGCGTGCAGCGCCAGCTACTCCAGTGCTTCAAGCGCCTCCCGCCGCAGCCCGTGTTCGATGCCGCTAGCTCGCACGCCTGGAACGTCGGAGCGCCCAACACCTGCGGCAGCGGGGCGATGCAGGCTTGGAACGCGGGCCAGTGGGAGCTTGGCTGTAACCGCATCGCCCTCTCCGACTCGGGCCGCCCGGTGTGGTCTAGCGTGCGCACCGGCCGAACCCTTCCGAACGGCCAGCCGGAGTTCCGATTCGTGCAAGGGCTGTTCAACCGCCGCCAAGACGAGGTGCGCTGGTGCCTCACCGGTGTGATCCCGTGACCGCTGTAGAGCGCGCGCTTTGCCTTGGCATGTGAATTCTTATATGGCATGTGAGGCGTTTTCTATAACTTTCGGGGCCCCCCAATGCTTGAACGATGGCTAGCCAAACTTGGCACCGTGGGCGTGTTAGCAATCCTGCTAACAGCGTCCGTCGCCCTTAACGCTTGGCAGTTCAACCGCGCTGGGAAAGCTGATGCGCGGTGCGCATCACGCATCGCCGGCATGGTGGCCGACGTTGACCGCGTGACCGCCGCCCGCGAAGTGAAGGCAATCGAGATTGCGCGAGAGACAAAGGAAGACGCAGAGGAAGCCGTAAATGAAATCGAGTCCGAGACCGTTCGCTACGTCGAGCGCATCCGCACCATTGAAGTGCCTGTTGTTTCTGGCTGCCCCACTGAGCTTCCTTCAGGGGTGCAAGACACAATCTCCGACGCTACCCGAGCCGCCAATAGTTTCGTGCCAGCAAGGTAAAACGAGGCCCGTGGGCGAGCCTCCTGCCGACTGGTGGGCCGATGGCCCGGCATGGGTGGCCGAGGTGCTGGGGACGCTCCGGCAGGAGCGGGCCTTGCGCGCCGCCGAGCACGAGTGCCTTGATCGTCTGAGGGCGCAGAGCATCATCCGCTGACGCGACGCCGGGGCGATCTCCTACAGCGGAGGCGCCCCCGGCTCGGCATCATGCGCTGGCACCGGAAGCACGGCGCGGAGCTCGCCCGCGACCACGAGGAATGAGCCCCCTCGAAGCTGTGCCGGTGCCCCACGATTGCCCCATAAACGCTGAAGGCCGCATTGCGCGGCCTTCAGTGGTGCCCAGGAGAGGCAATCCCACCCCCTCCCCTCTGCCCCGAAGTGCCCCACGATGGCCCGACAAGGCCCTATCCGTGCGGCTTCCCGGTGCCTTCACAATCCCCACATAGCCCCACAAGCCCCCATCCTCGCCGGTATCCTTGCCCCACGATTTGCCCCACGGGAACAGGGATGGCGACCATCGAAAAGCACGGCCCATCGTGGCGCGTGCGCCTTGACGCATTGCCGGATGGCCGGCGCCCGTCGAAGACCTTCCGCACGCAGGCCGAGGCCCGCGCGTGGCTGCGCGAGTACCAGGCCGGCGAATTGGCCGACCCCAGCGAAGCGACGCTCGCCCAGGTCCTGCGCCGGTACGCCGCCGAAGTCTCCCCCGGCCACAAGGGCGAGCGCTGGGAGGTCGTGCGCCTCAACAAGCTGGCACGGCACCCAATGGCCGCCACGCCGATCCAGAAGCTCACCACGGCCGCCATCGCCGCGTGGCGCGACGAGCGCCTGAAGCAGGTGGCCCCGGCCTCCGTGCGCGGCTCGCAGCCGAGCAGCGCGCCGACCATAGACCGGGACGAACCATCGAAAGGCGCGGCTTGCCGTAGCGCGCGAGCTCGACCATTAGCTGCTCAAGGCTCACCGATGGCTCAGGCTTTGCTGCCGACTCGGAAGGAAGCGTTTGAGGCCATCCGGGGATCATCTTCTTCAGCGGATTCATCCATTCACCCCCAACTTCGCCCAGGTGATCGGCCCCGGCTTTGCCTTCGCGCGGTTGACTCGCGCCACCGCCTTCGACCTCTCAAGGCCGAGGCGTTCCGCTAGCTGGTCGGCGTTGAAGTATTGCCCCTCGATGCAGTAAAGCGCGGCGCGCTTGGCAGAACCTCGAAGCGCAGACTCGCGCGAGGCGGTTTCGATGTGGAAGCCGTTGGCGCGGTACTTCTTCGCCAAGAAGCCGTCGAGGTTTCCCGACTGCTCGGCGTTCTTGCGTGCGGCGGTGCTCACTTCGCACACCTCGCGGCGAGCAATGCTGCATAGCGCACATCGCACAGTTCATCGCTCGGATAGTCGCGCCGCGACCCAGTTCGCAAGGCGTCACGCATGGCTGGCGTCGGCTTGTACGGCCAGCGTTCGGCCTCCAGCTCCGCGATGCGCTTGGCGTGCGACATAGCGGCGGCGTCAGCTTCGGCATAGCACGCTTCTGCCGATTGCCACAGGCGTTCCAACTCCGCAACGCGGGCGAGGAATATGCGCTCGCGGGCTTCGACTTCCTCGACGGTGACGTACGGGCCAGTGTCGCAGTAGTCCTTTCCCGTGTAGCCGTTGCCCTGGTAGGTGTAAAACGGGCGCAGCGGCGGCAGTTCAGGCGTGATCATGGCTGGCACTCATTTAGCATCTTCTCGATGGCGTCGCGGAGCGCAGGCCATTCCTCGCTAGTGATTGCGACACGCCCCGGCGTAAGGCGCGGCTTGAGGCGCTGCCAGCACACGGCATCGATCTCGTCGCCGTGCTTCATCACGACATCCTCGACAACTTGGACGCAGTCGAGGACGTTCCCGCCTCCGGTGTCGATCTTCAAGCTACTCACGGCCCCCTCCGCGCGCTCGGCCAGCGTCCTGGCGCGCTGAACTTGAACATCGAGAAGCTGGGCGAGGTGCGCGGCCATCAGTTTTCGCCTTTCGTCTTGAGCTTGCGCCGTTTTATGGATGGCCGCGAATGCGTAGTCGATGGCTTCGGCAAGCTCGGCGTTTGTCATTAGTAGAACCGGCGTGATCATCACTCCCCCTTCCGCGCGGCGGCGCGCCTGCGGTTATCGCCCAAGTACGCGATGATCGCCTCGTACTTTGAGTCAGGCACCTCCGCCATCATGCAGGCGTCAGCAATCTCGTCTTCGTCGTACCCGGCAGGCACCGCAGCGGGCGGGGCTTGCTTCAGCGCGCGCACCTTCTCCGGCAGGTCGTGGTAGCTCCACAGCGTGTCGTGAGGCTCCGGCCCGTTGACGATGACGGCAATCTCGGCCAGCAGCTTCGCCAGCTTATCGATGACGTAGGCACCTTCCTCGCAGTTCTCGCAACTCATTGTCCCTGCTCCTTCAACAGTTCCAGCTTGGCAAGCTCAAGCGCTCCGATTGCCTCGGTCACGCTGAGTCCGTCGCCGTTGGCGTAGACGGCGGCATTGATCGACTCGACAAGCCGCGCAAGGTCGGCGCGTGGCTGGCGCATAGGCGTTACGTTCGCGGCAGGCACCGCAGCGGGCGGGGCTTGGGGAGCGAGGTAGAGGGGCGCCCTGTCTCCAGTGGTGTTGCTGCCGTAGATGAATCCCCTGACACAGTACTGCGGCTCGATTTTCAGCACCGTGTCAGCGTCAACCCACGCCGCCGGCTGCGCCGCGTCGAGGGCGTCGAGAAGGTCGGTCAACACAAAAGCCTTAACGAGTGGCTCTTCTTTGTATTCCGCTTTGATTCTTTCAACTTCTGCTACAGCCTCACGCGCTGCCGCAATCGCGGCGGAAAGGTCAGCCATTGGCGCGAATCCCCATGCGCGAGTGCCACGGCACTTGCTTGCCCTGCGGGACGCGAACGGGGCCGAGAAGGGCCAGTCGTTGCGCTACGGTCAATTTCTTTCGCTTGGTGTTCATGTGGTGTCCTGATTAGGTGCCCCGTATCGCCGGGGCCACGCGGGTATCGGTTCCAAGCATCGCTTGACCCCACCAATCGCCGCTCTGAGTCCGGCGCGACTCCTTCCGCCTTCGCTTCAAGGTTTCGGCCCTTGCGGGCTGACGGCTTGCGCCGACCTTTACTAGCGCGACACTTGCGGAATCAAAATGGGATGTCATCGTCCGGGGGCTGGTCGTTGCTCTGGGCTGGCGGAGCCGCAGGCAGTGGCTTACCTTCGCCCCTGGGCTTCCAGTCGTTAATCTGCGCGTAGCCCTTGCCTTCCTGACTGCGCTTCAAATCGACGTAAACCGGGCCGCTCTGGCGCTTCGCCCATTCGATGATGCGTTCCGGCTCAATCTTGAGCGCGCCCAAGACGTACTCCGGCGCACCGTCGCGCGGGAGGTTGAAGTACAGGCCGGGGATGAATTTTTCCTTGTCGCTCATTACGCCGCCTTTCTCGCTTCATGCGCCTTTTTCAGCGCGGTTCGGGTCTTGGAATCAAGGCGCGTCCACAACGCCGCCTTTTCATCCGTGTTGAATGCCTGACGTTCGATGAACTCCCACGCGCCAGCGGAGTCGCCCGACTCGATGAACTCGACAATCGTGGCGGCGCACTTGAGCAAACCGGCCTGCGTCTCGCGGTCAACCGCCTCCCATGCGCCGCTTGTGGGCTGGCCTTCGGGCTTGGCGCGGGGCTGAACCTCATGCGTCGTCGCGTCGGCGTCGTTGTCGCCTTCGGTCGGGATGGCGAACGCCTGCATCGCGGCGTACTTGTAAGCGGCGCTCATGGCCTTGTTGGTGGCCTTGTCGCCGCTGTCCATTGCCTCGCCATACATCGGCCCAACGGTGTGCTTGCTGCCGTCCTCGGCGCACACAAAGTCGAACTCAGCTTCGACCGTCACGTAGAACAGCGCGGTTCCGTTCTTGTTGACGCGCTCCACGACTTCGCGGGACTTGCAGCGCGGCAGGATGCAAAGCGCGTTCTTCGCCAGGATCGGCGCGAGCGCGTTGTATACGTCGTCAATGCCTCGGAACTTATAGCCCTGCTGTTCGTTCTTGCGGTCCTTGCTGATGCCATCCTTCGCCAGTTCGGCTTGCACGGCGGCGATTGCCTTGTAAACGTTCATCGTTCGCCTCCGATGCTGGGCGCGCTGTCCGCGATTTGTTCCGCCTCGTACTCACGCGCAAACTGGCGACCAAGCTCCGCCTGAAAGCGCGGCCCGAGCATCAGCGGGAAGCCCGTGAGGGCGGCGCGGCCATACCAGCCCGCGAGGCGTTCCCGGTTCGATGCCGGGTGTTCAGTGGTCAAGATCATTCGTCGTCCCTCTGCAAATAATAGCGCCGGTCTTTGGCGCGGTAGGTGTGCCGGTTGCGCCAGGACATGACGAAAGCGGCGACATTCAGGGCCAGCACGTAGGCGGCTAACAGGAGCCAAATGGCGTCAGCGCTCATTCGCGGCCCCCCGCTTTGGCGATGGCGGCGGCGGCAAACTTGTGCCGACTCAATGCCTCGGCAAACTCCGGGGAATTGCTTGGGTATCTGTGCAGCATCCATACGCACAGGGATTCGAGAAGCCGCGCAACCTCCAGCAACTCCGGCGCGGCGGCGATTAGGCGGGCGTTGGGGACCTCATTGGGCGAGGCGAGCCACATGCCCTCGTAGTGGGCGTAATCCAAAACGGCATTGTCTGGACCTGCCCCATACAAGCCGCGATGGCCTTTTGCCAAAATCCACGGCCCCGGCGTATGCGCGATCATTTGCCCGCCTCGTGCGCGCGAAATCCTCGCCAGATTCCCTCCGCCATTTCCGCCCACTGTTCGCGCTGCTTTTCGCGGTGCGCGGCGGCATCATCGGCCAGCTTCCGCACAGCTCCATCGGCGCGATCCATCGCAGCTTGAGCGGCGTACACATCGCGGAAGGCTGCGGCCAATTCCTCGTCGCCAACGTCCGGCTTTTCAGCCTCGCGCCAGTCGGCCAAGCGAGCGTTCACCGCCTCGCGGATGATCCGGCCCGCCTCCAAGTCATCACCTGCAACGATGGCGGCGGCGATGCGCTCACGGACTCGGAAAATCGCACTGTCGATGGCGTCGAGCAGGGTCAGGTCGCTCACGGGGCGCCCCTCTCGTTCAGTTGGTCGATGGCGTCGTCAAGGAAGTTCGACTGGGTGTCCTGCGCGATGCGGTCGAGGGCCAGTACAAAGTTCGCCAGAACCGCCGTGGCGAAGTCGGCGGCGATGCCTGCGCGGTCGGCGTGCTTGGCCTTGTAGAGACGCAGCGCAAGCGCTGCAACGTCTACGGCCTCATCCTCGCAAGCAGCCTGCGCGGCGGCCTCCTGATTCGCGGCGTCGTCATACGCCAGTTGATAGGCCAGTTCGTCGGCCTCATCGTTGCCGGTCATGTGCGCGTCAACTGCGCGGGCCAAGAATGCGTCGAATTTGCTCATAGGGTCGCCTCGCCGTAACCGTAGCCGGAATCGTAGCCGGAATCGTAACCGAAACCGTAACCGCAACCGAAACCGTAACCGGAACCGGAACCGTAACCGCAACCGAAACCGTAACCGCAACCGAAACCGTAACCGGAACCGGAACCGTAACCGCAACCGGAACCGTAACCGTA